AAGGAAAGGATTTCTATTGCCTTGTAATGTGTTAAGAATATTGTTTCTATTCATTTCATATTGTGAAACTGGGTCTTGAGCATTCCAATCTAAGAATACGTTTGGCATATCACCATAATTTGAATAAGAAGAACTACCAACACCTACGTTATTTGGTAAACATTGTGATGGATATCTAACATACATATACATAATCATTCTTGCAATATCCCCTTTCCATTCATTACCTGGATACCAATTACCTGCAAGTGTAATGTATGACATATTAATACCGCTACCCTCTTCAAATTTTCTATTACTTCTTGAATTGTTTCTATCACTATCTATTGAACGTAAGTGATGCGCATCAGCACCGGCAAACTCAAAACCAAGATTAGGAGTACCTAATGAACGTGGATAAACATGTTCTCTTACCCATAAACCACTACAAGAAGAGGTATGACATGAAGATGTTTGAGCTCTTGAATAATCATTTGTTATATCTGCATCTGTATCATCCCAACCATAAACTAAAAGTACATTGTTGGAGTTATTTGGGTTTAAATCGGTTTGATATAATGCATCCCAAGTGTCAGTAACACCTGTTGCAGTATAGGGTAAGTTAGTTGTGTGTGTATTGGTAATTAAAGTTGTTAATTGGTTTTTTAAATAATCACCTGTTTGAGAGAAATCAATAGAAGAATAGTATGCTGGGATTTGGGCATAGAATAATGTTGGAACAAGTAGAAAGAGTATTTTTTTTAGCATAGTTTTACTTTTATTTGCTTTGATTTATTCAAATTTAGTGTAAAAAATTAAATACTCAATCATTTTGTTTAGATTTGAATCAACACTAATTTAGTACGATAGAAATATCAATTTATAAGTATAGTTATGAATAATGAAGAAGTAGAATATTCTTTGACTATAGAAGCGAAGGATTTTATTATAACAAATGGAATAATTGATGATGTATTGTTTTTGATAGTAAAACAAGATTTATTAGATGTTTTAAATGATCCTAATACAGACATTACCTATTTTGGTTTTGCTCCTGATAATACAGCCGATAATCAAGATGATTTATTGTTAGATGGAATATTCTTTCGGATTATAGCTTACAATAAAGATATGGGGTTGAGTTTTGAAAGTACGAAAGAAGAAGTTCTTGCTGCTTATTCAAATCTTGTTACTACCAGAGTGCCTTATTGGAGTACCATTATTGTTGAAAAAGGATTTATTAAAAAAGAAACTACCATAGAGTTAATGTATCAGTAGGAAAAGCTTTTGCAATTAAATTTACTTCATATGGATAAGCAAAGTTGTTAATTGGTTCATGTTGCAGCCATTTTGATTCGTCTTCTGGTTTTAGAATGATTGGCATTCTCTTTTTTGTGTTGTGGATTTCAGCCATTAATTGATTGGCTTGTGTTGTAACTATTGAATAGGTGTCTTTAATTTCACCTGTAGTTTGATTTACCCATTGGGAGTAAATGCCTGCAAAAGCGAACAAATCATCATTACCAATACCTATTTCATATTTGATTTTATTTTTGCCTTTACTGTCTTGCCATTGCCATTCATAGAAACCATTTGCAATTACTAGACATCTTTTGTTTACTGAATTTTTGAATGATGGTTTTTCTTCAATGGATTCTATTCGTGCATTTAACGTAAGCTTTTTGATGTCTTCGTCTTTAGACCAGGAAGGAATTAAACCCCAATTGAAATGTTTAATAACACATGGGTTTACATCTGTGATAACTGGATTTATTCCAAAATCAAAACCATTTATATCATTAGAAGGTTTGAAAAGTTCTTTCTTTTCTATTGATGCTTTAAATCTGTTTTCGACTTCTAAAGCTAATTTAGTTTGTTTTGAGTGAAAGCACATAAATTATAATTTTACTTTAAAAAAAATAAACTATCCTTTTCTTAATTAGCATATAAACTTAGTATGCAATAACATATTAATTCAACTCAGATAAACTTTATAAAAGTAAACGGATATATTATAAATTAATACAAATATTTAGTTCCTTTAACTTCAAAGAAAATTACTCTTATGAAACAATATTGAATAAATTAAAAATTGAAATTTAATATTTATCTAATTATCCTATTTGTTTTAAATATATTCATGATAATCAATTTCCTGAATACCAGATATTTCGTCAATAGTCTCAAAAAGAGTTATAAATTTTTTAAAATCCGAAGGATTCTTCATTAATTTAACTTTTTTAGCAAAGTTCGTTTTTATCCCAGATGAATCTTTAATTTTAAATAAACCAGGAATACCTGATGGTTTTACTATTTCACTTTGTTGTAATATATTATCATCAAAATAATGTTCAATTGACAAGTAAAAATGTTCTCTTTCTTGTTGAACATATACTTCCCTTGAAACTGGAACTGGTAATTTTATGCCAAAAATATTTGCACCTGGCATTTTCTTTACTCTAGTAAAATCTTTAAACATTTCAAATTGTAAACCATCAAATTGATTTATACCTTCTGTGTCATGATCAAAAATTCCAATAATAAAGTCATTTTCACTTGATAAGGGTTTAGATTTATCAAGAAGGAATTTAACTTCACTAGCACCACCACTTTTATTTCCTGCAGGTTTAACTTTCCAATATGGTATTTTACCATCTGTTAGAACTGAAAAAGCATGTTCTAGAATTTCTGCATCTGTTGGACCTTCTGTAACTATAGTTACTTTTTTTCTAGATTCTATAGAATCAAGTGCTGAAAATCGTAGTCTACTTGCAGGTAATTTTATCAAATCTCTAGTTACGTTACTCATTTTTAAAAAAACTTGATGAAGTTGTTGCTTCATTAGTTTATGCTCTGACCCACTATCAAAGTACAATGCAAATTCAGCAATTGTTACTAAATATGGATCTTTTAAAAGTTTTGTCTCATCAAAAAGTAATTTTAAATATGAAGAATCATTGAATTTTTTTGAATGAAAGATTGCAGCAATTGTTAATAATTGATATCCAACATTAGTCTCATTATCCTTATTGTATTTTTCTAATAAACTTTCAAACGCTTGTGATAACGGTTCACTTAGTGTCGAAGATAAAAAGTTAAGATAGAAAAAATACATATTAAATATTGATAAAGCTGGTAAACTCATGTTTTTGAATAAAAAAACTTCACCACCAGATATTAATTTTTTATACGTTTCGTGTAACACTAAACTTTGATCAAGTGCCAACTCAACAGCTTCTTTTCTCAGCTTATTATCAGTTTGATATAAAGCTTGCAATAAATAACCTAAACCTAAAATAGCATTATTATGCTCTTCTAGGGTAGTTCCTCTCCTTACTCTATCTAAAATTTCTTTCAAAAAAATCGGCATATCTTTAGATTGCCCACCATAAAATAAGGCAACATTTTGCCAACCTAAATCTAAAAAGTTTTCGACTAATTGGTTTTCTAAATGACGTTTATGCTTAAATATTTCTAGAGAAGCGTAATATTCTAAAAAAGATCTATGGGAGAAATTTACATATTGTTCTTCTTCGATACGTAAGATTCCAGAATTATCAATAAAAAACAATAAAAACTCTTCTATAACCTCTTGTGAAATATCACTTGATTTATCTTTAAAATAATCTTTTAGAAAATCAATAAATTGACTCTTTTTATAAGGTCTTCCATTATTATTTTGTAAAATCTCTAAAGCATAGAGAGATAATATACGTTCCCTAAAATTAAATTTTATTACTTCAAACCTTTTGTTTGCAGTTAATTTGCCTAAAATTAATTGATTAAAATTATCATAAATATCAGAAATGGTTGCCGGAATTTCATAATTCTCTTTTTCAAAAACTAATGCAATTAAAGATAGAGAAAGCGGAGTTAATGGAAGTCGTTGTAGTATTCTATTGTCCTCTAGAGCTGCTATCAGATTACTAGCAATTCCTTCATTATTAAAAAATCGATATGCAAATTCTCTTATTTGCATGTCGTTAAATTTTCTTATTTGAAAAAAATTAACATCAGTACACATAGTACTGATTTTACCAGTTTTTATTGATCTTGTGCTTAGAACATAACGAATAGAGGCAGATTTATTTAGTTCGTTTAATTGTTCAATAATTTTCATTTGATCTGTCTCTTCGAAATCATCGATATTATCAATTAAAAATAATAAATTATACGACGCTAAAATTTCTTCCCATTCACCTGAAACTTTTCCATCTAATAATTTTTTTGCTGCCTTAGTAATATCAAATTCAGAGTTGTAAAGTAAGATAGGTGAAATATAGATTGGAAGTGTTTTTAAATCTTTTTGTTCTTGTATCTGAAGTCGTCCAATTTCTTTTAATAATGTACTTTTTCCTGACCCTGTATCACCCTCTAATATACATGATTTTGTACGTCTCATTATCTCAATTTCATGTGTTTTATTTAATTGAGATTTATTACTTTCTAAATCTTTTTTAATCTCATAGATTCTTGGTTTGATATAAATATCTATTAATTTTTTGGCTTTACTTTCTAATCCTTGAATATTTAACAATGCTGATTTTTCGACCATTTCTTCCAAGAAATATTTCTCATAAGCAACTAAATCAAAATTTTCATACATCCAAAAATTTGGATAGTGTGTAGCAATTAATTCACTAAATTTATCGCGGTGAATAATTTCAAAATTAAAATCAAAAGAAGTTTTTAGTTTCCTTTGTACTGAACTTGAAATATTAAAACCAGTTATTAGAATCATCAAATGTGGTTGTGATGACTTATGAGCTAATTTTATTTTGTCTAGAAGCTCTTTTAATTCAACATTGCTACCTGAGAGATTTTTCTGGTAGATAAAAAATGTAGTTGATAATGTTGCAAGGCCTTCTTGAGTTTCACCTATAATTAAATTGTTTGAATCGCTTTTCAGGTTTTTATAACCTTCTTTTTTCAAAACACTTAAAACTATCTCTTTCATTTTGATAAGAGACAAATTTTCTAAACTGCTAAGCATTTTATTCATAAGGAAAAATATGATGTTGTATTGACAAATATACAAGAATATATAGTCTAAATTAAACTTTCTGATATAAAGAACCCAAATAGATTGTGAAATATTAGTTTAAAAAAAAAACAACTTACATTTATTTAACAAGTTTTAATATAAGTCTCCAAATTATAAAATAATTATTGAATTGATAATTTAAAAGTACCCTTTAAAATCGTAATCAAAATATTGGATTTAATTTTTATAATTAATTTTTTGAATTGATAATTATAGTTAGACTTAATTATATATTAATTATTATTATTTCATTAATCTTAGTTGTATAAGATTTTGATAACTTTTCTTGTTTCATTTTCCATTGTCTACCAAGGGATTGATTGGCGAATTTGATTTTATTTTTGCCATAGTATTTGTTCATTTTATCTACTACAGACATTAGGGGTTGATGTTTTGGATTTGAGGTATTGAATAGTGATAATTGGGTTTGGTCGTTAGGTGTTAATCCTATAACTATTACTCCAGCTTTTTTGTAATTGTAGCCTTCTTTGAAAATTGCCTTTAATCCAATTTGGGCATATTTGTTTAACTCAATTGTTGAGTTTGTTGGGAAATCAGTGTTTATTACAATGTTTCTTGAATATTGTGGCTGATCTTTTCGGAAATAGTTTGTGTGTAGAAATACCATTATCATGTTGCAATGGCTATTTTGTCTTCTTAGTTTTTCGGAACAGGAAGTTGTGAATGTTGCAATACGTTCAGAAACATCTTCCAATTTAGTCATTGGTTTTTCAAATGATCTAGTTGTTGCAATCATTTTTTTACTCTTTGGAGTTTCTAAATCCAATGTTGGTTTTCCTTCTAATTCGTGTTTTAATCTCAACCCTACAACAGCCATTTCTTTTCTAACCCAATCATCTTGTAACTGTGTGAACTGATAAGCATTGAAAACATTAACTGCCTGTAAGCGTTTAGCATGTTTTCTACCAATACCCCAAACATCTTCAATTTTAGTCCATTTAAGAGCTTTAATTCTCTTTTCTTCAGTATCTATCACATAAACGCTTTTTGTTCTTTCAGGGAACTTCTTAGCTATTTTATTAGCTACTTTAGCTAGTGCTTTTGTTGGTGCAAAACCTACACTGATTGGAATACCTGTATTCTTAGTAACTGTCTTCTGAATTTTTAAACCATATTCCTCCAGGTTGAATAAATCAAAGCCTTCAAATTTTAAAAAGGCTTCATCGATACTATAAATTTCAATGTCGGGTGTGAAAGTAGAAAGAATGTTCATTACTCTGCTGCTCATATCTCCATACAAGGCGTAGTTTGATGAATATACATAAACGTTATTATCATCAAATAGCTTTTTGAATTCAAATGCTGGAGCACCCATTGGAATACCTAATGCTTTAGCTTCGTTAGAACGTGCAATAACACAACCATCATTATTGGAAAGTATAACTACTGGTTTTCCAATTAAATGTGGTTCGAATACTCTTTGACAAGAGGCATAAAAGTTATTACAATCTACTAAAGCAAACATATTCTAGTGTTCAGTGTTCTGTGTAAAGTGTTCAGTTATTTGTGATTAGTTTTTTGAAATTATTCCTAAGTATTCTTCAATTAATTTGAAGGTGGTTATATCGGAATTTTCAATTTTCAGTGTTTTTCTTTCTCCAGTACTAATATCCCAAAGTATAAGATAACTATCTCGACCATCCCAAAACATTTCTAATTTTTTCGTTTTAATGTACCACGATTTATAAGCTTCAAATGTGTAATTTGAATCTTTAACATCTTTAATAAAAAAGAGAAATATATCGTAAATAAGCTTAGAAAATGAGTTATAATTTGATGCTTCTATTTTGATAATATCCTCAATAAATTTATAATCTTCCTTACTAGCTGTTTTTGATTGTATTCTTTCTAAATGATTGACAATTAAACTAAATCTATCCATGACAAACTAAAATGTTTTAATGCTATGGATTACAATTCCCCAGATCATTAGTTCGTTTTCTTCTGTTACTCTTATTGGTTTGTAGTCTTCATTTTCTGCAATTAACCAAACTACATCATTTTCTTTTTTGATTCTTTTTACTGTAAAATCTCCATCTATTTGACAAATCGCTATTTTACCATCTTGTGGTTCCAAGCTCTTATCAATTATTAATAAATCACCATCGAAAATACCTGCGTTTTTCATGGAATTACCTTTTACTTTAGCGAAGAATGTACTGTCTTTATGTTTTATCAATTCTTTGTTTAAATCGATTGTTAATTCGATAAAGTCATCTGCAGGAGAAGGAAAACCAGCACTAATACCAACATCAACATATGGTAGTTCCAATTCTGTTGAGAAATCAGGTGTGTAAAAATCAAACACCTTTGTAGTATGTAAATTCTTTAGCTTCATATTTCTTAGAATACTATTTTAAAATATTCTTCTTTAGATTGTAATTCTTGTTCTATTTCGGACCAATTTCTATTAATTAAAATTTCCATATTCCCAGGATCAAATACTGTGATATGAATTTCATTTGAACCTAAGTCTTTTACTTTTTTAAATAATAACTTAAAGTATGTGTCATCTGATAGCTTATCAGTATTATGCATTTCTAACAATGAATCATAATCTAATTCAAATGGTAAATGAATATAAATGTGTTCGTTATGAAATAAGAACGCTTCGTCACCATGAATCAGAACTTTATGTTCTATTTCGCTTTCTTCATAATTGTGAAAGTTAAATTCTATACCTTCAGAATGATTATTTATTACTATTTCTCTAAGTAAATTATTGTTTCTAAATACTTTTAGATTTTGATTTAGTTTATTAGCTATTACATCCAAACTATCATTATCTACTTGAATATCAAAGATATTTCTAACTATTAAGACTGGTTCCTTACATGTGTTTTCAAAAGTATTCATGGCAAAATCTATTTTATACAAAGTTACTAAAGAAGTTATTAGCAACGCAAAAATTAACGAAATGAAGCAAACAAAGAATTGATGCTAGGAATACTTGGACTAGGAGCGATTTTTGTGCAGCTGAATGAGGTAATTTTTATTGTTTACGCCAAGCAGAAGGTTCAACTGGATTACTATCAACCCATAATCCTCTTTTATTTTTTTTTGCATCAATTTCTAAATCTGCTAATTCTTTAGATTTTGAATATCTTTTATAGTGCCAACCCATTCCAGCTTTAATTATCTCGGCTGATAAATATTTATTATCTGAATCATAGAAAATCATTGCAATTGAACGACCATATTTATCTGTGTCCGATACCACATATTTTATTTTTTTTAGATAAACTTGTTCAGATGTGAATTGTTTAGCTTTTGTACCAAATGGCTGGTTCTTTTCAGGACAATCTACTTCTGCTAATCTCAAAGTTATTTGATTATTTAAGCTATCAATAACGACAACAGTGTCACCATCTTTAATGCTAATTACCTTACCATATAAGGTTTGACTGATACAAAATGTTGGAAATAAGAATAAGAGTAAAATTATTTTTTTCATATGTATAGTTTTATTAAGTGTTTAAAATCAGCTTTTTTTTCATTATTAATGAACTTCAAAACAAAAAACGACTTAGTATTTTGTTATATTTTTAATTGAAAAAATTAAAAAAAAATGATGCAGATTAAAGCAAAGTTTGGCGGAACTAAAAATGATTTAGATATGTTTTTGAGTTGTGGAATTAAAAATTATTTTCCCAAAACAATTACTACAAATACATTATTTGTTACTTGGGTTTTAGATGAAACAAACTATGAAAAAGCAATTGAAGAATGCATGTCATTAGTAAATACCTAACAACTAGAATTATGGAATACAGAGTTTAAAGGAATTTCTTAATGACACATTATTTTTCAGTTTTTACTTTTTAATTTTTTTTATTTCCAATAATCTAATAAATTTTTAATTGCTTGTTTGAAAATTTCTGGAGCTTTTACACCTAAAACAAGACCACCTTTTTCATTTAAAAGAAAACCAACTTCAATTTCACCAATTTTTTCGTTATTACTACCGTATAGAACTACAGTTCTTACAATTTGAAACTTTGGATAATGTTTTAAAATATAATTTTGTTCAATAAAATCATAATTATTGAGTTCATCAATTCCATTTTGTTTAAACTCATATTTTTTACCCTCAATATTTATTACTTCACTTCTATCAATATCTATAAGAATCAAATCAGGAATATGCACTATTTGACTTTTATCGCCTGCTTTATATTTGGCTCTATCTTTATATTTTTCTAATGGAATTGGTTCACCTTCAAGTGGTATAAAATATCCTTTTTCACAACCAGCATGATTTTCAAAAATTGAATAGCCATTAGTAAAGGTCTCAACTACAATATGAATGAATATTGTTCCTAATTTTTCACCATCTTTATCATATTTCCAATAATCTGAATTCATAGTAGATATAGGAACTCTTAAACCATCAAGTTTTATTCCTAATTTATTAGAAATTTGTATAAATTTATTTATAGGAGTTAATCTCCTTTGATTTAAACCATGTCGGGTAATAACTAATTCACCAACCCAACCAAGTTTTCTCATTACAGCACAAATTATACTTAAAGAACCTATATTTGGGTCATGTGATAATGTGCCACTTTTTACTAATCTACCTGATACTTCAATTTTATCACCATTTTTTGTAATTAATATGGGAACATTACTTGCAGGTGGTCTTTTCATTCTAGATTTTAACTCAATTACTTCATCAATTGATTTAAATGGAACAAAAATATTTTCATCTAATTTTTTACCTAAAATTTCAACACCAAATGTCAACAATAGCCTTGTGCCAAATATATAAGTATCCGTTGGTTCTTCCTTTTGTTCAATTTGAAGATTGTAAAGCATTATTAATTTTACCTCAGGATAGAAATACTTAATGTAAACGAATTTTGAAGATCTTTGTGACACTCCGGTATTTCTACTTTCTTTATCATCGGTTTTTGTTTCCTCAATTGCGTAAATTGGCGTGTCCGTTAATTTTGGTTCATTTACTTGAAAGAAAATTAAAAAATCAGTAAAACTTGAATTACCAGAAACAGTTTTTATATAAACTTTATCAACGCTATTGCATTTAAAACCAGTAACTTCATATGTAAATGCAAATTTACCATCTTTCAGTAATGGTAATATTCTTATATTATCAATGAATACACCTAATTCATAATCAGTTGCAAATTTTTTAAAAATTGTTATAAGAACTTCTTTTTTAGGTCTTTCTTCTGTTAATATCCAAAGATTATTTTTCATTTTTTTGCAACAAATTAGTGAGTAAATTAATTTTATTAAGTTCATTATCAAATAATACATAGTTATCTAAATATCCAAGATTCTGGATTCTGTTAATTTTTATTAAATCATTTTTTAAAGCAAAACCAATTATGTCTACATTGAAAGGATTTGTAAAGTTAAGTTTTACTGATATGTAAATATCTTTAGGCTTTTTATGAAATTGTTCAACCATTTCTAATGTTCTAATATGAAATTTCTGAGTTCTTGTTTTTACATCAACCTTTAGTTCTTGACCTAATTCGTCGTAAACAATAAAATCATAAAAGTCTGCTTCTTCATGTGAACTTTTATCCTCTATGAATTTAATATTATAATCAATAAAAAATTTTTTAATTGCTTTTTCACCCAATTTTCCTTCAAACATTTTTTTTTGTTTTTCAGAAAGTCCACCACTATGAAAATCATGTCTATCGGAAGTAAAACTTCTTGACATTAAAGCATATTCACTTGCTTCTAATTCTAAATTTTTATCAATTATTATATTCATTTTTTTAAAATATATAACTGTTCAAAAATGTGTTTTTTAGTTTTACTCTCACCATTATTATTACTTTTGAATCTTAAATATTCGAATTCAATAAGTTTAACTTTACCAACTTCTTGTAATGTTTCAATAATGTCACTACTCCTCATGATGCCTTCACTGTTGTAACTTAGAATAAGATTTTTAAACTTACCATTTTTAGCTATTTTTGATAATTCTTCTAGAGCAGTAGTTGCGTTACAAAAGGCTGATTTTTGAAGTGAATAATTTCTCATTCCTGTTACTCCTTTTATCAAAGGATTATCATTTTTTGCAATCGTTTCTAAAATATGATAATTTGGAGCATATTGTCTTTGGTTGTAAGGAGGGTCTAAATAAAATATATCAGCTTCAATATTATCTAATAACTCAACTGAATTAATATTGTATGATTTATTAATTTTATTATTTAATATAAATTCAATGGGTCTAAATGTAATTTTTTTTATAGCTCTTGGGTCCCATTTTTTTTGAAATGCACCATAAACACCTGATATATTAGAATAATATGGGACAGTTTCTATTACACAAGCAATCAGAACATAATATTCATCTTCAGTTATTAGATTTTTTTTATACCATGATTCTATTTTATTTCTAACTGCATCAATCATTTGACCATTTTCATTGCTAAAATACATTCTTGGAATTTCAAGATGTTTTGTTCCTTCAGGAGTATAATTATTATATATAAAACCTTTAACTGGTTTAATTTGATTTAAGTATTCAATAACTATTTCTAATTCAGTATAAAAAAGAGAACTTGGTGTGATATTTATTTTTTCAAGTAATTTTTCAAATTTTAATTCATTATTATTGACTATGTAAGCTCTTTGTAAAACGTAAGAAAAGAACAATAAATCAGATGAAAATATTTGATAATTTAATTTTTTAAAATATTTCCCAACACTAGAAGTACCTGCAAAAAAATCAAAAAAACTATTACCTTTAATATTTTCATTTTTAATTTCTTGATGTATTCGTTCGAGTAAATTTTCTTTATTTCCAATAAATCTCATTGTATTCTTGTTGTCAATTTATTTTAAGTACATTTTTTTTCTTGATAGTAATCATTTTATGATTTCATCTTTTTTTAAACAAACTAATTATTAATTAAAAATTAAGTGATTATGTTATTTAATACCAATTATTTGTATTTTTTAAAACATTAAAATATTTCAATCATAACTTTAAGTTATTTTAATAATTTGTTATTAGTACTTCAATACTTGAATTTTTATCTCTATCTAATGTTTGATAATTTGAATTCGAATAATTAAAGTCTATGTAATTTATTTTATAATTATTGTTTTTTTCAAGCCAATCTTTAAGCAAAACATTTGATTTGCCTTTGTGTTCAATTACGTTTGAAAGACCAAATTTTATACTTTTTTTGTTAAGTAAATCTAATTTACTTAGTAGCATCAATTCTTCGTTTTCAGACCATCCTTTGAAACCTCTTTTACCATCATTGTATGTTCCTGTAGTAATTAGATATGGTGGATCACAATAAACAAAATCATCTGATTTTAATGAACTAAAATTGAAATCTTCAAAACTAATATTGTAAAACTTAGCATTAATCTCTTTTAATTTCTCAATGAAATTAATTAGATTTTGTTTCATAACATTATTGAATGAACTTCTGTCTTTTCCAAAAGGATTATTAAATTCATGCTTATTGTTAAATCTAATCTGGTGATTAAATGAAAAAGCAATCAATACAAATAAATCAATTGGTTGCTTACTTATATTATATTCTTCTCTTAATTTTAAATAACCTTCAGTATTTTGTTGAGTTAATTCTAAATCAAAAATTCTTTTTTCTATATAATCTAAAGTTATTTGCAATTCATTTTCTTTTAACTCTTTGAACATCTCAATAAGATAAGTTAGATTGTCTACAAAATGAACCTTATTTGCATTGACATTAATACCAACATTACAACCACCTGCAAATAAATCAACAAAATTATCTATGTTTTCTGGGAATAAGGGCAAAATATGCTTTAATATTTTAGTTTTTCCACCTATGTAATTTAAAGGTGATTTTATGTACTTATTTTTTACTCTTGCTCCTCCCATTATTGTATAATTAATTAAAATAGTTCATTTTTTCGATTGAAGAATTTTTGAATTACTTTAAAGTAAATATTGTATTTATTATTTTTTTGTAAACTTACAAAAATACTACTTAAAGAAAAATGTGGATTACCGTATTTCAGAACAAAATAATGAAAATTAGTGCAAAATTATGCAGGGTGTAGGGTGTAAGGAAAAAACGTGTAAAAGATTTTTATTTTTCTGGAATTAAAAAAAATGGATTTATATGGAGAATTGGAAGCAAAACTAACTTATTACTTTGTTGATTTGCTTTTGATTGTTCCGATGTTGCTAGAAAATTTGAAAAGTATAAAAACTCAAAATGTTTGTGTGGAAATTTGGTTACACCCCTTACACCCTTTGCTGAAGTGGTCAGTGGTCGGTGGTCAGTGATCAGAAAAAAAGTGGAAAATTATATTTTCCACTTTTGAAAACTTTGTTTTTAGATTTCGGATTGTCGGTTGGTTTGATCTACTTCTTCGTAGGTGAATTCTTTTACAGCGTAGACTGGACTTCCTTTTCGAATTAGTCTTGTGAAATTGTGTTTTTTTAAAGCTTTTCCGATTTTGTTGATTGTTCCATCGGTTATGGTGATTTTTGCTCTTTCGGCTAGTTTTGCTGCTATTTGAGAAGCGTTTAAATAGTGTGTGGCATTTTCTCTATCGCAAGGTTCAAACCAAGTTAAAAGCAATTCTTCTTCTGGACTTCGGAGTTGGTATTGTTCGTTGTTTTCGGTGATGTTCTTGATTTCTTCTTGGTCGAACCAATATCTAAATCCTGTTTTGAATAGATACAACGCTTGGGAAAATACGTTATCAATATCCACTTCGTGTTGGTACTGGATGCCTTCCAATTCAAAGCAAAGAAATCTTCGGCTACCTGTACTGTCGTTTAAGAACTGGGCTGTGTTGACACTTCCTGCAAATGATGCGCGTCTTGGCATGGTTTCATTGTTATGTCCGTAGGCTCTTCTCATTCTAATTTGAGTTTTTGTAATGATTTCTTTTAAGCTACCAATTTCGGAACGGTTCAGGTTTTCTAATTCGTCCAGGTTAATCAACATACATTCAGAGAGCTGCACTAAAGTGTCTTTGTTGTTTGGGTTTATGGTTCCTGAAAACAAATACTCTTTCAATTTTCGAGGTACTAATTTTTCAACCCAAGTGGTTTTTCCTAATCCTTGTTTTCCGCTGAACACAATTACCGTGTGATTGATTACTTTGTCATCCAGAACACAAACTACCATAGCCACAATCCATTTCTTAAAACATTCTCTCCATAGGTCTTGTTTTGTAGTGGTTATCGTGTTTGCTAATTCTAAAATATAATCAGCCCCACCCTGACCCTCCCCATTAGGGAGGGAACTATTCGGATTGTATTCTGGAAGATTGTAAAAGTAATCTTCGAATGGATTGTACAATTCACAAAAATCAGAATACAATAGATTTCGCAAAGAAGAAAGGTTTGTTTTGATTCTTCCTTTTAAACATTCTCGAAGCATTGAGTTTTCGATAAAGTCATTCATTACATGCCATTTCTTTTTACCGAAGTATTGAAACTCTAACTTTCCTGATACCATGTTATGCCGAAATACATATCTTGTTGATAGAAATAGTTCTAATCGGTCTATTTGTGTGGGTTTTGGTTTGTCTTCGTCATCGTCTTCATAGGAATCTACTCTCGACTCCGCTCGAGCTGACACACTTTGATTGTCTGTTTTTTTTGAGTTTGTTTTGTTATTTCTATTTGGTTCAAATTTTTCATCTTTCCCGAACTCGTGAATGTTACCGTAGGCACTGTGAATGGTTTGAGTTACTTCTTTTTCGTCATATCCAAAGTCGGTTAGTATAAAGCTAAGAGCTTCGTTTAATGAAATGCCTTTTCGGTTTAAGTTGCACGCGAGTTGGTGTACAAATACGTTTCGGCTACCTGTCGCGTATTGCACTTTTTTTTCGGTGAAGCGGACGCAGTGGTTGTAAATAGCTTCGCTGTTAGTCGCAGTAGCAGTCTCAGTTGGCAACTTAGGAACTTCTACAGTTTCAACTTGACTAATTTGCATAGCTTCGCTTACAAATACCTTTGCGTTTTCGTTTTGATAAAGATTATCATCAAAGGAATAAAAACATAGTCGGGTTATGTCTTTTCCAGATTTGTCTATTTCTTGGTTTAATAGGGTTTCATAGTGTTTTTGAATGTCCAAAAAGGTTTCTTTATGGTCTTCTTTTTTGATGGCTACTTTTACTAATATTTTTAATCCATTGCCTGATGGACTGATGAAACTAGCATAGGTGTATTCGCATTGGTTGGCGAGATGTTTTGTGTTTTGTAAATCGGTTTGACTTAATTTATCGATGTCTAAGATGATGAAATTGGAGTATGCTTCCAGAAATTCCATTTTTCTTCCACCAACAAATTTCCCTGAAGGCGTGAATGCAGGTAGCGATTTTTTTGCTTTTTCATAGGCTTCCATTTTATTTTCTGCAAGTGATTTTCGCAAATAGGTTATCCCTGGTCTGTACTTTCCTGTTTTGATTTCGTGCAGGATTTCGGGGATTGTTTTGTGTTCTATGACTTCGTTGAAGTTTTTGAAGATTGTTATCATGTTTGAGTGATTAGTGAATAGTGATTAGTGAATAGTTTTTGTGTTTGTGCCTGTTCTACAGTCACAAACCTCACAAGTTCCGTTGCACTGGTTCATACTATTTTCCTTTGAATGATTTGTTATAGTGTTCTTGTAGTAGTTTTTCAACATCAGATAGTTTGTAGTAGATTTTGCTTCCTACTTGACTGAATGAGATTTTGCCTTCGTCTCTCCAAGTTTGTGCGGTGCGTTTGGAGATTTTCATGAGCATGATGAACTCTTGATTGTCTAGAAAGGTTTCTTTCTTAGGGTCTGGCTTGGTGTTTAGTTGGCTTTGAATTGCATCTAATTTTGCCATTAAGTCGTTGTACTGGTCTTTTGTTAAAATAATTGCTTCCATTTTCGTAGTTTTTAAAAGTTTATGGAGCAAAATTGTGAAGTAAAAAAAAGTCCCTTAGTCCCAATCGGGTCCCAAGGGACTATTATTTTTTAAAGGAAATTATCGAGGTCAATTCGTCTGTGGGTTTTAGGTCGTTTATCGCCTCGTGATGGTTTGAGGATGGTTTCGACTGTTTGGGGACTTATTTCGTTGTTGTCTTTATCGATGAAGTTATTGACGATCATGTTTACGATGTCGCCATTGGAAGCATCAATAAATGATTTTCCATCTACAAATAATTCACGACTGAGTTGGTAGAAAATATCTACTAACTGGTTCAGGTTTCCGTTGAATTTTAGTTTTTTAATGGTTTGCTTTTTCTCCTGTTCTAGTTCTTTTTCTTTCTCAATTTCCGAACGCATTTTACGAAGTGTTTGTAATTTCTCAATTAACTGAACACATTGCTGGTCATAAGGCTGTAATTTGTTGTTGATTGAAATGATGTCTGCTTGTCGGTACTCGAAAATTTCTTCGTTTAAATACAGAATTTTATCATTGAAAGATTCCATTTTTTCAACGTGCTGTTTTACTTCAAAGAATGAAAAGTAACGATCTTCAGCATCGGCATTGATTAACCTTTTTGGCGTAGGTTGTTTGATTTCATTTACGCTCGAAGCTTGCAGCTCGGTTCGTTTTTTTTCGATGATGTTGTACAATTTATTGAATCTACTCAACGCCTTTTGGGTTATGAATAGTTCTTCATTGTTAGCTAATAGTTTTTCGAATTTGTTTAGCCATGTTGCACCATCGGTATTCAGCTGAATTTGGTAGGTTATGAATTCGGGCAGTTGGGATTGTGGTATGGTGAATACCTTTTCTAATAATGCAATGCAATAATTCTCCAGTGTTGGTTCCTGGTCGTGTGTGATGTCAAAAATTGAAGCTGCACTTTGTGCTGTGTCGACTGCTCTCCATTCTGAGAACATAGATTTTTTGATGTTTTGCCCTTTCAAATTCACGTTTTTAGCTAGTGTTTAATTTGTTCATTATTTGTTATTTGGTTACACTTTTTCCAAAAGCATGAATTGAAATGGTTTAGTAGCTTGAAGTTCAGGTATACTTCAAGTCAATTTCAATATGATTTTGGAAGTTTTTTAAAATTTGGGATGCCTAAAATTAGAACAAATTAAGTACCACTTTGCGTTGATTTTCGCACAAGTTTTCAACAAAATGCAAAAGGCTTATGTTTGCTAGGGGTTTGGAATTCAGGAGTAAAAAATGATGGAATTTACCTTTGAAAAAGAAAACGAGAGTAATTTTTTGAAGTAATTACTCTCGTTCTGTTTTAGTAGATGTAGTTATCAACCGCTTTGTCTAATTCTTCCGAAATGATTTTAGCATATACTTGTGTGGTGCTGATGTCTCGGTGGTCCATTAGTTTTGAAACGTGCTCAATTCTCATTCCATTATTCAAAGCATTTGTGGCAAATGTATGACGGCTAATATGGAACGTAACTTTAACTGGAATTTCTAATTTCTTAGCAATGCGCTGTAATTGAAAATTAGCTGCTTTATTGGCACTTTCAATGAAAGTATAACGGTACTCATCATCTTTTAAATAAAGTTCTTTATTCGTGATTACTGGGAATATAAAGTCGTCTTGTTCCGCATTCTCCTTTTTGTATTTATTGATAATATCCAAAGCTAATTGACCTATTTTAAACTGATGCATTCTGCCTGTTTTACGAATTACTTTTTGTATTCTTCTTTCTTCTTCATTGAAGTGTTTTACTTGAAATTCTAATACATCACTAAATCGTAATCCTCCTGCAAAAATTGAAAATATGAACATATCGCGAAATACACTAGCTTTTGATTTTTCGTCGAGCTTGTATTTTATAATCTCCTCAAATTGTTCTTTCTTTAAAAACTGTCTTCTGCTTGGGTCTTTTTTGAGTTTTAATTTACTGAACGGATACATGTGTTCCGGAATCTTATCTTCTTTAATGGCTTCTTTGAACATTATCGCCAAAATCATTATGGAATAACGTTGTGTTGTGTTTCCGTTCTTTAGAACGTTGCTTAAATAACTCATGTAGTCCATCAATAATGAAACTGTAATTTCATCAAAATAAACATCCTTTGTGCCAACCCATTTTTCGAACTTATCTAAATAGGCGTGATAATTTTTATAGGTTGAAATAGAGACGTTATTTCTAATTCGTTCACAATGTTTTCGGGAATACTCAAAGAAGTTAGGTATTTCTTTACCTTTGATGGCTTCCTTAATTCTCTTGATGGAAACGGTTTTTACTTTACGTTCCATGTCGGCAATTTGACCTTCAGCATCGGCAACTTTTTGAGCTAATGCTGCATTCATTCTTGCGCTATTTGGATAGCTTTTCTTAACTCTCTGCTTTAATTCATCCCAATCACTTTCTTTGAGTTTGAGTCCAGCAGTGATAAATTTCGTTTTTCTATCTTTTATAATTCTTATGTACAGCGGGCTTTTACCTGTATGATCTTTCTGATTGGTGCGTAATACTAATTTAATTGATGCCATAATAATAGAATTTTAGAGTAGTTATACTATATTTGTAATGCGGTGCAAAAGAGTGAAAGTATTGATTTTACAAGTGTTTCATTCTAGTGCAACACAGTACTAAGGTACAACAATTGGTACAACAAATCAAGTATTTTGATGCTTTTTTATGCTTAAATTTGCTTTTTGTTTTTTCATAAAGTCAATAAATACAGTACTTTAAGTGCAAAATGGTACTTGCAGAATTATTATAGAGATAACAGCGGTTTGCTTCAATGGCTACTTCCGGATTTTCCTACGGAAAAT